CAGATTTAAACCATCAAACCCATCTAAGTATCGAGGCGATCCAACAAATATAATTTATAGATCAGGTCTTGAACTAAAGCTAATGGCATATTTGGATAAGCATCCTGATGTTTTAGAGTGGTCAAGTGAAGAGTTCTTTGTGCCATATCTATCACCAATTGACGGTAGGTACCACAGATACTTTCCTGACTTTAGTGTAAAAAGACGAGATAAAAATGGCAATGTTGATAGGATTGTTATAGAAATTAAACCATCCTCTCAGACAAGGCCGCCAGAGAAGAAAAGTAGAATAACACCAAGATACATCCATGATGTTAAGAACTGGGGCATCAACAATGCTAAATGGAAGGCCTGTCAAGAATTTTGCGATGAGAGGAAATGGAAGTTTCAGATACTAACTGAACGAGAGATTAATGGCTATAACTACTAATGTAACCGGGTTTCAAAAGCTTCTCATGGAAGCTGAAAACGATGGTATAAAGTTAGATAACTCAGCAGAGTCGATGGCCTGGCTTAAACAGAAGTATACAGAGATTTCCCCTAGAGATGTACTGCCAAGAGAGTTCATTAGGGATCAAAATAGGTATAGAAGAGTACCATTGATTGGTAGACTATACATGTTTTTATATAACCCTAAATATAGATACGAACTACCATATTATGATAGATTTCCATTAGTGTTTCCAATAAGGAGAGTTGCTGGTGGATTCTACGGATTGAATATCCATTACCTTGCTCCAAGATATAGAGCACTTTTGATGGATTCGCTATATGATACAATTAGTGATACTAAGTTTGATGAGACAACAAGATTGAAAATTAATTATGACATCCTAAGCGCAGCATCTAAATATAGATGGTTTAGGCCTTGTGTGAAACATTATTTGACACCACATTTATCATCGCAGCTGCTTTATATTGACCCTAAAGAATGGAACCTAGCATTATTTGTTCCATCAGAGCAGTTTAGGGGTGCTAACAAGAGAGATGTCTGGCAAGATTCAAAAGAGATGTTTTAATGGCATTCAACATAGAAAAATTTAAATCAGAAACTAGTGGTGGTTTTGTTAAGCCATCAAACTTCTTAGTTTATATTCTACCCCCAATCTGGGCTCTGAATACAGAGTATGATTACAACTTAGCCTACCTAACATCAGCCACGTCACTTCCTGGCATGCAAATTCTTACCCAAGAAGCCAGAATTTATGGTGCTGGTCCAATTGTCAAGATGCCATATGATATTGCAACAACAGACATCACAATGACTTTTTATGTCGATGCTGATGGTATCTCAATCAATTACTTTTACGAATGGCTAAGAAACGTTGTTAACCTAAGCCATGATCAGCAGGAAGTAAGATCAGGAGCATTCAGTAATCAGGTTGCCTATAGAAGCTGGTACTCAACAAAAATTGATATCATGTTATTTAATGATAAACCAGGTGGTGACCCAAGTTCACCCCAGGATGCCGCACTAGCAATATATACATTGTTTGATGCCTATCCAATTAATATTTCTGAGCCAAGTTTAAGTTGGCAAGCCGGTAATGAAATACTACAATTCAATGTGACGTTCTCATATAGATCATTTGAGAGAACAGTTGTCAACTTACCAGGCAAAAGAAGTATCAATATTCCACAAGTTCCAGTTCCTCCAGATGTTGGGGCGGCCCCCGCAAGACCAGTACCAGTACCACCAACACTCTCCCAACAGCCACCACAGACAACTTCAAGGCAATCGGGTAAGGCATTTACAAACCCAAGACTTCAAGCTGTCAACGACTTTGCAAGAAGCCTGAGAGATGGTGCAATGAAGGTTCGTACCGAGTCTGTCTCTAAGGTCAATGATGTCAGAAAGGCAACAATGAGTAATGAATTTGTTCAGGCTGGTATCAACATTCTAAATACTGCTAACGAAATAAAGAGTACATTGGGTTCTCTAAAACAATTAAACACTTCGCTAAAGAAGGGTCTGATACAGGACCTTAAAGGTGCAGTGAAGGGTAAAATCCCAGGTTTATAATTTAACAATTGAGGTGCATTATGCCATTACCAAAAATTAGCCAGCCAATCTTTCAACTAACATTACCGTCAAATAATAAGGTAGTACATTATAGGCCATTCACGGTAAGAGAAGAAAAGCTTCTCCTAATGGCTCAAGAGTCTGCTGAAAGAAAAGATATTATTAATGTTTATAAGCAGCTAATCAATAACTGCGCAATTGACCAAGTAGATGTGGATGCAATGGCTGCTATTGATCTTGAATACTTCTTTGTATGCCTAAGAGCTAAGTCTGTTTCAAACATTTCTAAGATCCAAGTTAAAGATGTAGATGATGGTGAGATGTATGAAGTTGAAATTAACCTTGACAAAATTGTTGTTGAAAAGAAGGATGGTGTTTCAAACAATGTCAAGCTCACTGATGCAATTGGTGTAATTCTAAAGTATCCTACATTTAAGACCTTAACCAAAGTAGAAGATGGTTCAGAAGTAGATACTACTCTAGCTATCCTAAGAGGTTGTGTAGACCAGATATATGAAGGTGAAGAGGTACACGATACTGCTAATTACACTAAACAAGAACTTGATGATTTCATTTTATCTCTAAACAAGAACCAGGTAGAAGAGATTCAGAAGTTTTTTGAAGCAATGCCTAAGCTTGTTTATAATGCAAAGTATGTTACAAAAGAAAAGGTTGTTAAGGATCTCAAAATAGAGGGCCTCGAGAATTTTTTCTAGTATTGGCTGGGTATAATAACCTAGCCAATTACTACCAAACAGTATTTGCATTATGCCAACATCATAAATATTCTATTAGTGATGTGGAGGACCTTTTGCCATTTGAACGTGACATTTATGTTGCCATGTTAATTGATTATTTGGAGAAAGAAAAAGAACGATTAAGGAAAGAAGGTTACAAAGACGTATAATGGCCCTACCAAAATTAGATAACACACAGATAGAAAAGAACCAGCAAATGATTATCCAGAAGATGGATGGTCTTGGGGCGATATTGTCTGATAAACTTGTTCCTACTATTGAAAAGATGACCACTGATTCTACAGTGGATAAGATGTTTCCATTTGTTGTTCAAATAGCTGATAACATCTACAACATTGCTGGTAAACTCGAAGCTCAAGTAACTTCAATGAAAGAAGTTAGAGATGCTATAGAGGCTTCAAAGCCTAAAGTTGATGAAGGTGCGCAGATAGAGGCAGAAAGAGAAAAACAAAAGCAAAAAGTTGGCGAGCCTAAAAAAGAAGAAAAGAAAAAAACATTCCTAGAAAGATTGGGTGAGATATTTGAAAAGATATTAATACCCCTTGTCTTTGGTTTTGTTGTTGGCCTATCCAAAGCGCTTGGTGGATTTGAATCCACTATAGGTAAGGTAATCACAATCTTTGCTGCTCTCTATCTTGCACTATCAGGCTTCAGAAAGAAAGTAAATGAGTTAGTTGTATCTGGATTCAAGAAGCTGTTCAGTAAACCAGCTGCACCTCCAGGAGCTCCTCCTCAAGTCCCTGGTGCTCCCGGTAAAGCGCCTGGCGCTCCTCCTGGTGCTCCTGGAACACCAGATATGAAACCAGGTAAGCCTGGTAAGCCAGCTCCATCTGGATTAGATAACTTCCTAAAGGGTGCTCAGAAAGTTGGCAAGTCAATTAAGGACTTGTTTGTTGGTATTGCCGACACCATTGCTAAGGTCCTAGGAAAACTTGCTGGTGGGATAAAAGACTTTATAACAAAAGTATCCCAAGGTATTAAAAATTTATTACAAAACATTGCCAAGGGTATTGAAAGCTTTGGTAAGGGAGCTGTCCTAAAGGGTGCTGCTGCGCTCGTAGTCGTATCTAGCGCATTGTTTATAGCAGCCAAAGCATTTAAAGAGTTTGGTGATGTTAAGTGGGAAGCAGTAGCTAAAGGTCTAGTTGGTATTACAGGCCTAATAGTTGTAATGAAACTGCTTGATAAGGGCACAATGAGTATGATCAAGGGTGCTGCCGCTCTTACTATTATGTCAGGTGCATTATTCTTAGCTGGTAAGGCATTCCAACAATTTGCAGAAGTAGATTGGAAAGCATTAGCAGTTGCCGCTGTTGGCATTGCTGGTCTTGCTGGTGCATTATTACTTCTTGGACCACTACTTCCAGGTATTGCTCTAGGTGCTGTATCTCTTACAGTAATGAGTGCCGCACTAGCTGGCTTTGGTGCTGCTATCCAAGTTGTGGCAGCAGGTCTACCAGCAATTACACAGTTTGTCCAAACATTAGCATCGATAGATGGCACAAAACTATTATCAGCTGCCGCAGGCATTACTGCTGTTGGTGCAGCATTGGCAGTATTGGGCGGTGGTCAAGTAATCCAGGCATTAGGCAACTTTGTATCAGGTATTCTAAGTTTTGGTAAGGAAGACATCTTTACAAAACTAACAAAACTAGGTGAAGTGGCTGGTGATCTGAACCAACTACCATCTACAATTGAGGCACTAGGTAAGCTCTCAAACTTCAAGGTCTCAAATGACTTTATGAAGAATGTTGATAAACTATCAGCTGGTCTAAAGAAGATTGCTGAATCAGCCCAGGGCTTCGAGAAGACAGGTGATTCATTAACAGCTCTTGCTAAGATTGCAGAGGTAATGAATAAGCCAGCTCCTGGTGGTGCTCAGGCACCAGGTAAGCCAGGTGCTGCTCCAGGCCAGCCACCAGCTGCCGGTAAGCCAGTAGCTGCTCCAGGCCAGCCACCAGCTGCCGGTAAGCCAGTAGCTGCTCCAGGCCAAGCTGCTGCCCCTGTCCAGGCTGCTGCAAAACCATATAGCCAACAGGACATACAAAAACAAGAACAATTAGTTGCTCAGATGGAGAAGTCTGGTAACAAGTCTGGTGCTTCATCTGCTCGTGCAAGATTACAAAACATGCAGAGTCAGAATAAGCAAGCAGATACTGCTGCTCAGATGACACCAGAACAAAGACGAGCTGTTGCTGAAGGTAAGCCTGTTCGAGCAGTACCAACAGCACCACAAGGTACAGCAATGAATGCTGACTCACAAAAAGTTGCTGCTGCTCAAAGTGGTGGTGGTACTGGTGGTGGCCAGACAAATATTGTTGCTCCACAATCCTCAGTAGTCAATGCACCTCAGTCTCAGACGGTTAATGCACCTCTAAGTGCCTATGGCATCTTTGGTGGTAGAGTTAGCGCTCCACAACAAAAATCAGCAGCATTCTAAAATAAAAAAGGGAGCCAGTTTCCTGGCCCCCAAAACATCACTATGGAACGCACTCCGTGCTTATAAGTGACGTTTATTCTTCAGCTAACTTCTTAAAGAAGTTTGGAAGATCATCTTCCGAATCAGAAGGCGTGAATGCCTCATCATCAGAATTCCATGCTTCCTTTTCCTGCTTGGCAGGAGCCGCCTTAGGACGGTAGACAGGAGCATCCTCTTCCTCTGCTTCTTCTTCAATAGCACGAGACATTGGAGCCGACTGACCAAGGGACTTAGCCAAACGGTTGGAGAGATCTTCGTAGCTCTTGAACTCCTTCTTATCTGTAAACTGAGTGAGCGAATGTTCACTGTGCCAGATCTTCTCCAGGATAGTATCATCGTGGCTAGCAAGTAGTGCAGCTGGACTATCGAACTCAGACTTATCGTAGTTGCGGTAGCCTTCGACCTTAC